TTCATAATATACGTATGCTGATATTTGGGCTACTGTGCTATCTTTTAACACACCCTTTTGATTTGCATACATCATTCTTTCAAGTCCGCTTGCTGCTTGAATCAGCATTCCGCTATTGTCCAATTTGCTGATTCTCCGATCTCTTTAGGGATGAGCTATAAGCAATCACCCTTCCAAATGGATCTGTCATTGGTGTTGTTCCCATTATTTCAAATACTGTAGGGGTGTCGTTTGGATAATTAATTTCTTGCCAGATTACGTTGTTATCAGCATCTCTTATGTTTGTAACTTTTTCTCTGGCTGTTAATTTTTCTGCTGTTCTTATTTGAATTACTTGATCGTCCATATACTTGTTTGAAAAAACTTGTTTGTTTCCAGAGCCTGATGTAGCCGTATTACTAATTATTCCTTTAGCATGGCAGGATAGGGTTCTATGATAATTCCAGTTTTTTAGTATTGCTCCAGTTTCGGTATCTTGAATTTCAGACTGTCTATAAACATCTAAATTCATAGACAAGACAGAGTCTACGATGCTAGTCATTATATAATCTCTGCTTTAATTGTTAGGACATAGTCGGCTAAAAGATTATCTGCTAGGGCGTTACCTGTGCCAGTATACGCACTTCCTGTATATTCAAAGTCCCAGTCAAATGTTGATATAGACTTTACGTACTTGTTACGCCATACAGTATCTTTAGAAAAATAATCTTTCATTAATTCAGCTGCTGCTAGTTCTACGTTTTCAGGAACTTTGGCCCAGCCAAATCTTGCAAATACTTTGTATGGAACTCCAGAGTGAAACACTCCTGAATAATCGTGGATACTTGGGGGAACCATTCCGTTAGCAGTATATACGGTATTGTCTACGATTCCTGCTCTATTAATTCTAATTCCATATCCGCTTTCAGAAATTTGAACTGGGAAGTTCCAGTTGTCAATATTATTAATATTGTCTCTAAGAAGTATGTCGTTTACAGACAATGTGTGTAATTGATTTATTTTAGCTGGTAGAGGAAGGGTATCATATTCATATCCATAAACCATCAAGGTCTCATCATAAAGATAAAACTTTTGACCTGTGTATTCTTCTATTTGTTTACGAGCATATCTTTCTGCTCTAATTAATTCCTTGTAAGACTTATATGAAGGGTCTGAAGAATCTGTGCTGTAGCCAAGATCTTGAACATAGTTAAAATCTATGTATGGAGTTACTACTTCTACCTCATCTGTTCTTATTACCGCCACTCCTGCTACGGAATATTCCCAACTTGTCTTTAATGTCTTGTTTCTATTTGTAAGAGCATAAGGGACGTTGATATAATATGTCCCAGGATTATTTTCGTCTAGGGTAGAAGTTATTGTGGAAAGTATGGTTGTTGAGAGTACGGCAGGACTAATTGTTGCATCTAGCGTTACGTCATATATTTTTACAACAGGTAGGGCGTCAGCAACTGCAATGTCACCATTCCAAAAGATCTGATGGACAATCGGTGATTGTGAATTAATTAATATCTCTGCCATTTTATAGGCTTAGATTAACTGTAGTACTCCTGTACTTCTCTAGGAGACGCTAACCTAAAGCCCTCCTCCTTATCAAAAATTTCTTGTGCTATAACTTCAGCCATTGCTACGAATGGGTGTTCTTTTGTGAACGTAATTCCCATAATATCATACCTAAAGTTCTCTCTGGTCATTCTTACTAATACTGTATCTGCTGGCTGTGGTGCTTTTGGATCAAACTTTGGCAATACTTCGATTGACATTTCTTCCGTCTCTTCTTCAATCTTTTTAATAGTGCTGTTATATACAGACCATGTTACTCCCTCTTCTGCAAGGGCTGCAATGATGTCGGCTTTGTTTTTTAGACCGTCGGCATCAACTGCAAAATCTTCTGCAATCTTTTTTAACTCTGCTACCTTCAATGTCTCGAATGACATGCGAATCTCCTATTTCTACTTAAAACAATTATAGCATTACTAAATTAAAATGAAAAGCCCCTAAAATTAATTAGGGGCCTTTCCAGCTAGTTAAATCCTGTAATTAGGAAGCAACCTTAACGTTCTTTACGACCACCCAGGCATTTGCCTGCTCGATCTGGACGCCAACACGGGTATACAATGTATACTCGATTGAGTCTTTACGAGGCTCGAAGAAGCGGTAAACAGTTACGTCACGCTTGATTCCAATAACTACGTTATTTGGGAATGACAAGTGGATGTCGCCGTGTACTCCTGATGGAGATGAATATGTACCAGTCTGTGTCTCATTAAGAAGTGGTACTTCAACAATCGGAATACCGAATGCGAATGGTGCCACATATCCTGCTGGTCCACCTAGACCTGGTGTTGCTCCACGGATTACGCTTGATGCGATGTCTTGTGGAATTGTCTGATTTGTTCCAATGCTGTTAGCAAATAGGAAATCTTGAATCAGGTTTGATCCCGCTAGGAAGCGAAGATCTGCACGACGTTGCTTGTACTTACGTGGCATTGCTTTGAGTGCTTTGTTAAACAACTCACGGCTTACGCCTGCGCCACCAGCTTCTACTACGTGTGCTGAAGCTTTTGCCTTCTTTACAACGCCATCAAATGACTTGTATAGGGCATCTTCTGTTAGGGTTGTATCGCCATTTAGAATTACATCTTCAATGTCGTTACCTGCCTGTGTTGCCATCAAACGTGCAATGTGATCTTCAAGATCTGCACCTTCGATATTATCTTCTAGAGACTCTGTTGAAAGCTCCCAGTCCATGCGGAGTTTCTTTGTTGTCAAAGAGATTTTTGAGAAAGTTACTGCGCCATTTACGGCTGTATTGTCACCTTCGGTTGCAAGCTTCATAAGCTTCTCACCAACGGCCATACGGTCAATCTCAGATGTGTCTGACTTCATACGAACTGTACGAGCGACCTTACCGATAACGGTAGCGTCGAACATGTAGTCCAGGAAGCGAGCTGATTGTTCTGCGTTTAGGAGACCTGCGTTGCCAGCTGATCCAGCTGTGTGGATGCTTGTGTTAGCTGCGCCTGTAACTCCTGCAAAGGTACCTGTTGCAGTTGTACCTGCAGCGATAGCCTTTTCTAAGTTTTCATTACTCATTTTATATTTTCACCTACCTTTTTTTAGTTAAAAATTTCGTTCACGGAACCAAGGAAAGAACCGTTCCACTTTGATTTTTTGATCATTACTTCCTGAGACCCGCCAAGGTCCGAGGACTTCTTAATTGCAGTCTCTGATTCTACTGCATCGACACGCTTTTGTACACCATCAATTGTGTTCTTGATGCTTTCAACTGCTGTTGAAAGTGCTGTGTGTTGTTCTGCCAACTCTGAAATTCGGCTATCTACGCTCTTGCTGAACGTTTCAACTGTATCTTTAATTGTTGAAACCTGTACTGCATTTGCTTCTGAAGCCTTATTCAATGTCTCTGAGAAAAATCCCTTAAGGTCGCCAAGCATTTTAGCAAAATCAGGTTCATCAACCATAACTTCTGATACATCGGCTGCTTTTTCTAGAGTTTCGGCAGGAGCGTCTTCTACTGGTGCTTCTACAACTGCTGGTGCTTCTTCAGCAACAACTGGTGCGTCTGCTACTACAGTCTCTTCGACTGCTGTGTTTTCTGTGTTTTCTGACACTTCATTACCTCCTTCTATGTCTGCCTGTTTTGCAATTTGTGTTTCAGGCGTGGACAATCTTGATTTTTTATGTAAATCAAGAATCTTGTTTATTTCTTTTGCTTTGTTAACATCGTTTGACTCTACCCATCCAATTAGTGTTGCAGGCTTTCCTGTAACTGGGGAATCGTATGATGCTTCTGTTGAAATAAATACTGAGTCTGAGTCTGCACAATAAAAAATGTTTTCTGCTTTTACTTCAGTTGCTATTCCTTTAAATATTAGTTGGCCGTTCATTTTAGATATAGACAAGATGTTACAAAGCTCGTTTGCTGGGGAGTCGACAATTGAAAGTTCCATTAATGAATAGTCTTTGATAAATCTTGTAGTCTTGCCAGTTGCTTTATTAACTTCGTTGTCTGATTCAATAATTTTTCCGCCGATTGAAAATCCTGTTAAAGTTCCGTCTAGAACTTTTTCCCAAGTATCCTGAGCTCCCTTAGAAACATATGCTTCTACGTAAACTCCGTTATAAAATTCTTGTGCTTTTGCATCGTAGTATGTTTCTGGTTTAAAAGAAATCATTTTACCTACTGCATTTGATCCATGCATCTCACGGATGTTTCCACGGAAATTTTCAAAAGCTTTTACGCTTGCTTCCATAGTAACGACGTCACCAGTTTGATCAAGGTTGTCTAGTGTTGCAAAACCTGAGACTGTACGCTTTTCACGGTTGACTTTAGTAAAGGGGACCGATAAAACTATCTGATCGCCAGTAGAAGACCATAAGGATTTTTCAATGTTCATATGCTTAATTTTATAGCGTTATTGACTATAACGCAAATAATGGTTGAGCAGGGTCAGTCGACTTGTCTTCCTTCTCCTTGAGCATTTCTTCCCTCTCCAGAAATATCGGGGGAATTTGCAGACCTCTCAGAATCTCTAGTTCTGGTTTTGCCTGCCTGTGCTCTCATCTCTGCCTGTGCCTGTGGTTTTAATTCTACAACTTTATCCCCACCATCAATTGGGACCATGCCCATTCTAATTCTTATTTCATTAGGGGTCACTACCTGCATCCTTAAATATCGCTCATCAATTTTAGATTGAGTATCTTCGTCGGTCAAGGTGAGCTCATTAAATTTAAGAATTAAGGCATCTGTCATTTCTTCAATAATTTTATTTAATTTCTTTTCTAAATTCATTTGGGCTGGACGGCATACTTGCTCTCTAAATGTTTTATCGGCATCTCTGGCCACCGCTAAATTTACTCCTTCTGGAGTTCCAATTTTATTAATTGGGACACGGTGAGATAATAGAATTTCATCTCTATTAGATTTGCGATATACGTTAAATGAAGATTCCTGAGTACCTGCCTCAATTGGCTCCATCTTAAATTCAGTCTTAGAATCTGGAGAATCTGGAGGAAGGGGAATATACAAAGATCTGTGATTTTTGCCTCTTAGCCCAACTTGGAAAAACTCAAGCAATTTACGCTCTGACTCTGTAGAAAGCTTTGCTCCCTTTACTGTAATAATGTATCTTGGAACTGCCTTATTCTCAAAGTAATCAAGGTTATATTTACCAGCAAATTCGTTTCCAGCCATAGCATTTGATGATGCTACGATATCTGGGATTCCGTAATAGTTATTTGTAGGGGTGTATTTCTTTAAATGAATAATTTCGTTAGGTCTATCTAGTCCGCCTGCAATTGGGTTCTCTGTTTCTTGATCTCCAAAGGTGCGGAAGTATACTGCCTTGCCATAAAGCAATTGAATAAAGCCATCACGCAAACGACGGATTCGCATTGTCTTTGCTGGAATATGACCTATGTAGCCGATCTTGCCAGAAGATGTTCTACCAATTTCAAGATAGCCGTTTCCCGTTGCCTCAACGTCTGTGTATGCTTTAACTAGTGTTTCTGTAAATGTTTCTTCTTCGTTGCATTTTTCAAGCCACTCATATAAATCTTGACGTAGTCTATTTAGCTTTCTACGAGCTCTGTCTAATGATTTTTCATCTGAAATATTATCAAATGCTTCCATTGTTTTTCTTGTCTCAACAAAGTCATGGCCCAGGCCAACAATGTTTGAAACCTTAGCATTGATTGCTGAATAGTTGTATGGGGAAATTTCATAAATAGTCGATAAATAATCTAGGTTGTATGGAGGCTCAACAAGGTCAAACATTGCATAGCCAGTGACTGCTTGCTGTAATAGATTCTGTTGTGATTCTGTTCCATCAATACCCTGAAATCTTTTTTGTAAATCACGATTCATCTTACGACGAAATGCAGGACTTAATCCTGATATCTTAGTTAATTCTTCTCCGCTTACTTTAAATAGGTCGGTACTTGTTTCTTCTCTTGGAGTATTAAACTTCATCCAGTCCGCCACATTTGAGACTACAATATCCTGAGAGTCATCATCTTCTACATATTTTGTCATCTTAGTTTACCCAACTTTTTCATCTCGTCTTTATAGTTTCCAATATCCAAAGGATCTGGAACTAATCCCCAATCAAGTCTTTGCTTTTGATGTTCGAAATCTTCGTCTGAGATTTTCCGCCTAGCGGAAAGAAACTTAGGCCCGCCTTCATATATGCCGTATGAGCGAACTTCACGAGCCAGAGCATCGATGAGGGATCTATTTCCTTTTTTGGACGTGACTGAAAGAAAGTTCCCATCATCATCTCCAATCCATCTGCCGTCTGGCATTTCCCAAACATATATGCCTAGGGTTGATTCTTCTTGTAAAATTCTTGTATTCGTCTTATTGATGTCCATAGAACTTTATTTTACCATTACTTACTGTCTAAGTCCAGCTTTTTGTCAAGGGGTGTGACGAAGTTATACGCTTTGTAGCACGATCCAGTCATTATTATATGCAATAACGTTGGATTCTGTCAGGGTGATGGCGGGTTCAGTAACAGAAGAAACGGCCCTTCCCGTATATAGCTCATAATGAGTCTCTACAATTCCAGCGGTTAATTCTTTTTCATAGGTTGTAATATTCTTATATAGATTACTTGGACCACCAGATGACTCGTAATTTAATTGCAATGACCCAGTTACTGGGGTAGTAAATACTATTACGACATGATGTGGCTCTTCTGCGACTAAATAAGCGTTAACATCTGTCTGATTAGTTACATCTATATTGTTCACATATATCTTGGCTATATTGGCCTTAGCAACCGTTCCTGAGCCGTTCCAGGCCAGTCTGGTAGCAGAAGGGCTGGAAGCATAGAATAGGGTGTTAGCGGCCAACGTGAGCGGTGTGAAGAACATCTCTACAGACTTGATAGAGGACAATGTATTTATATTAAATCCTGCGGCATTCTTGGGCCTAATTCCGTTTGTATAATTTCTAGAAAGAATAGGGTAATTTAATGAGCCTAAATAATATTCTGTACTTGAGGTTATTTTATCTCCAAAATTATCTGCAAAGATATCTTTATCTGGGTAGAAGGCAATACAGAAAAATGACAGGGTTGGCAAATATTTGCTGGCATCTGTGGTGCTCATAGTAATTCTAAGATATACATTTCTGCTGGCATGGAAGGCATCCTTTGTATATTGAGGTAAAGGTTGTCCATTTGTACAAGATGAGTAGTTTGTTCCATCTATACTGGTTTCTACTGTAATTCCTAAATCATTTCGCCACTCTACTTTTGATGTTACTAGATTTAATCCAGAAGGGATTACAAAGAAATCGTTTATTACAAATGACTTTGATACCACCGTTTCTGTTTCATTAAAGCCAATGCTTTTTTCTACTAGGTCAAAGTATGTGTCCTCTGTTAGCCAGTATGTCCATGGCTTATTTACAGGGTATGAATAATCAAATACTGATTTTATGTTAGCGTCCGATCCAGTATATAAAACTCCCTCATCTGGGTAGGCTACTTGAATTGCAGAAGATGTAACATTGGCATTTACGTAATGTCTAACTATTGTTTTATCTGATAGGCTGTATCGATATATGGCTGGAGCATCAACAGTAAATTCATCTCCTGATACTGTAGTTGGTCCTATTTGTAAACTTAAAGTTGTGTTAGCAAACTTATATCCGCTTACTGATTTAAAGGCTACTGAGACTCCGTCAATATATAACTCAATAGATTCTCCTGTGTACTTGCCCACTAAATGTAATACTTTCTTAGAATAGTTAAGCGGCGAGATGACATATTCTGTAGCAGATACTTTAAATACTATATGCCCTTTGTCCCAGAACAATCCAATATTGTTTGCGGTATCACCAAAGAGTCTAACTGCTGTAGATGATTCTATTGAGGCATTAATAAATACTTCCATTGTAAAGTCATTATCTGAAGTATAAGCGGTTGCAAATCCTGCTCCTACTGTTGCTCCATAATAATCTTTAGTAACTGGTACTGTTATGTATGCTGTAGTTGTAATACGTGTTCCTGATAACCCGCCTGAAACTAATGGTAATATATTTGCTGCAGGTGATCCTACATATGTAGCATTGTTTCCACATCCTGAAATATCAGAAGCGGTGGTACCCGAATTTTCATCGAGGGGCCAAAAGCCAATCGGATAATCTTTAATTACCTTCAGTTGATAACTCATAATATTATATTACGCTATCTGTAATGTTGTTGCAATTCCTGTG